ATCCAAAGTGCTGCATAAAATTTGAACCACCTCTTGCGCTTGTTCCAAATTCATTCCCTTGTTCGTCATCTCCTTTATCAAATAAGCCTGTGAAACTTCTATCCAATTTCTGTATACATGATAAAAAAAAACAATGGATTGGTAAACGTGCATAAATTTAGCTGCTTGTAAGTCCTCGGCATATTCGCTATGCTTGGCAGCATCGTATTTGTCATCTAACCATTTACCCCACCAAGTTTTGCGTTGTGGAATAACCATTGAGGCTGCTAACTTATGAAGGTTACCTACTAAATCGGTGCTGAATACTTTTGTTTCGATGTATCTGGCTGCTTTGATCTGTTGCACGTCATAAATAAACCTATAACGTTTGCCGTTTACTTCGGTGTACTTAACAGGCTTCCCTTCTATTTTATCATCTAAAAACCCTAAAGTTGCTTTTAAGTTATTAAACTGCTTGACGCTTAGGCTATCAACCTGGGTGTCCGTAAGGTTAAAGATAATACCTACTAATTTACTTTCCACATCTAAAGTAGTCCAATCCTTCTCAGGTTTAGTAACTATTGGATAGATTTGTTGGTACTGCCAAACTGTTAATTCGTTCCAAGTCATTTTCTTAGTTTTAACATTATCTCATAAGCAAGATGCCCACCTATGTAGCATAACGCTGCCAAAGGTAAGCAAATTGCAAAGAAGTACAATATTTTTATTACTTTAATGATACGGCTACACTTGTTGTGCTACTCTTAGCAGGTGGGTAAACTTTATTAACTTCTCCGGTAAATTCGTTAATAATATCAAGTCCGGTATGAGGTACTTTTTTTAGGAAGTCTTCCATATCCTTTTTGGCTTTAGCTGCGCTATTGTACTCAGCCATAATTTCCTCGTATTGTGGGCTTTCGCATTTGCTATAATCGTACTTAACTCCGACCTCGCGAATATTAAACTTTGCACTCATATACTCAAAGTCCTTGCCATTTAATACGGCTGCTTGTAATACCGCATCTTTGTAGTCCTTATTTGCCTTTAGGGTTTCGAGCATATCCTCTAAGGCTTTAACCTGGAGATGTGTTTTTAACGGATCAAGTTCCCCTGCGTTTAAGCGTTCAATTAATTGGTAGGTAAACTCAGTCCTTTGTTCTTTTGTTGTTTCAAAGATTTGTTGTAATTCCATTTGTTTATATTGGTTAATTTTGAGATGCTTGTTTACAATGTTCTGATTGCTGAAATGTATTAGGTCTTTTGTCATAATCACTTGAACCACAAGCATATTTTGTTCTTGGTGTCATAGCATCTACTTCAATAGAACCACATTTAGGACAATATTCTTTTGTTGCATTAGATGTCATTAATGGTTTTTCTTCTTGTTTCATAGGTTATTTGTTTTGGTTAAAGGTTTGGTTGTAGTATTGTTCAATAAAATCATCATAAATTATTATATTCTCAAACTCTCCTCCTTTTACGAAATAATAGTACATCTGCTCTTTTTCTTTTTCAAGTAAATTTTCTGCCACTAACATAACAGTTTTTAATGTGTTTACTTGTGTTTCTGTTAATGATACTCCACTCTGCACATCAATAGAGTATTGGATTTTATCAATTAATTCTTGCATTGCTGTTTTCATAGGTTATTTGTTTTTGGAATTATGTTTCTAATTTGATTGAATAATTGTTTTTAAATAGCTTGTTTTTAAATAATTAGAATTATATTTCTAATTTTATATTGTTTCGGGTTTGTAATTATCTATGTCAAAAAAGCCGATTTTTGACTTATGTTCTGGTCTTCTTAATCTACGCTTTGCAGGTTCATATCCCTGCTCGTTGCAGTAGGTAAGTATCTCTAAGTAAGTCGCATCGATGTTAGTCATCATTATACTAATCGGCTCACTTGCGTAATATTTGTCTATATATTCTTTTGTGCTTTGAGTCATAGTTTTTAATTGTGTAGTCAGTTAATGCTGCCATTACAAAACCTGTTGCAATTAGCAGAAGGCAGATAGCGTAGATCATTTTGAGTAGAAGTCTTGAAGTTGTCCAATAAGGTAACAAGCTGCTACTAATACGGCTAAAAATTGTGCGGTTTCTTTTTTCATTTGGTTTGTGTTTTGATTAAATAATAACCAAATATACAAGTTCTACACAATCCACCAAATATATTTTTGTAACCTTGTTGCAATTAAAGGAAGGCATACCTGCCTGTGCCACGTTTAAGGCTGAAATTCTGCCAAGCCAATGCCAGAGCAGTTACCGCATCATCGTGGAAGCCGGAAGGTGCAGAGTACTTTACCCCCGTTGCTGTGTATTGATACTCAAATACTTCAAGCTCCTGGCTTATTATCCCTTCAGGATAGCCTATCTTACCTTGATGTATGGCAGCTTGTAAGCCTTCCATTAGTTGCTGCTTACTTGAACTCGTGAACTTTAAGCCTTGTATCATTACCCCTTCTCTTTGCAGGTCTTCGAGGATAGGGTCTCCAACCCCCGTAGAATCGACAAGGATAGGGCATTTAGGCAGCCTAAGGATAGTTTGCTTGGTATTGTGCCAATCCATTTGGAAGCGGTCAAAATAAGCCACATTCCCGTCTTCGTCTAATCCTACTATTACAGTCCAATCGACTGACTTAGCTAAGTCAATCCCGTATGCTACGACAGGCATAGTCGTAACAGGGTGTATACACTTTCGAATATGCTGACTCCCAAATGGGTTTGCTGCATTCTCGGCAGGGTTTGCCATATACTCCTGCTCGAATACAACCTCAGGTAGTTGCCTTCGGGCATCGTCTATCTCTTGTGGGTCTATGTAAGGGTTATCGTATGTAGTAAACTTAAATCTTTGCCAATCAGGTTCTGCTTTGCTAAACAAACTAAAGAAGTAGTTTTTACCTTTAGGGGTGCTTAAGAATATAGCTTTACCCTTGTAGTCAGTTAAAGTAGGTCTTATCGAGTTTAGCCAGCCATCTTCTAAGTTAGGTATAAAGGAAGCCTCGTCTACTATTACCAGGTTAAACTTGCGACCTCTAAGGTTGTCTAAGCGCTCCCCCGTAAAGAACTCGACCTTGCCACCATTCGGGAAGCTAATATTTAAGTCCGATTTGTTATTAGGAAACGGAAGGCTATTGCATAGCTTCTCAAAGAATACCTTAGCCAATTTATAGGTAGGGGTTATGTAAGCAACCTGACCACCTTTTATTGCGGTTGTAATACATTTGATCTGGCTTAACTCCGATTTGCCGAACCTTCGACCACACATAACAACAATGTACCTGGCTTCGCAGTCAAGTATCTTCTTTTGGTTTATATGTCCGTTAGGTAATTCTATTCGCATTAAAGAATTGTCTTGCCGTCTACAAATACTATCTCTATTTTGTTATCGCTTTGAATATCTACTAATTCTTTAGGCTTACCATAAACACGGGTAAGCAAAGTTTCTAAACTATAAAGGCTGCCCTTCTCTAAGCTCTTACGCATAGCTGCTGCTATTGTCTTTTCAAGTATCGTTGCCTTCGGGTTATCCCATACTGTTTTAAGTTCCTCTAAGTCCATTGACATCATAGCTTGTATGGTGTCGTTTATCTCGGCAAGTTTATAGCCTTGCTCTTTAAGTAGGCTTACATATTTACGAGGTCTGCCGTTTGGGTTTCTTATCTCGCCTTTTTGTACTGGTTTTAAATTATGTTCGTTTGCCATATTTTCTTATTTATCTCTTTGTTATTACAAAGGTAACCCGTTCTTTTTAATAACTAATGTCGGGTCAAGTTTACGCATCCTGTCTACTATTACTTGGCAATATTTAGGGTCAAGTTCCATTCCGTAACACTTCCTTTTTAGTTGATGTGCAGCAACCATTGTAGAACCAGAACCACTAAAAGGGTCAACTAATAATTTGTAATCTTGGAAGTATTCAAGTAAATCGCTTAACAATTCTATTGGCTTTTGATGTGGGTGTGGACTATCAATTCTTTTCTTTTGTTCTCTACTTACGTTAAAAACATTACCGCCAAATCTTGAATATTTAATATTACCTGCTACTATAATTGCTTCCCATTGTTCACTCATTCCACCTGCTCCATTAAGACCTGCATTCTTTTTATCCCATACTGCAATAGTTTTTAATTGCAATTCATTATTTTCCAAAGTTTGTATTGCTTCCTTAAATGTTCTCCATTGTAAAAAGAAAACATAAGCATCGCATATTCTTAAATTGAAAAAGTCATTTACGCAATCAAATGTTTCGTCATTTAATATTGTTCTAACTCCTAATTGTCCTCTACCATATTTTCCGCTTGAACCATTGCCATAAGGTGGGTCTGTAAATACTAATTCAGCCTTTTGCCCGTTCATTAACTTTGCTACTTGGTCGCTATCCGTACTATCGCCACAAAGTAATCTGTGTTCTCCTATCTCAAATAAATCTCCTAATACTATATCGGTTTCAATGCCCCCGTCTGGAACTGCAAAGTCATCTTCCTCAGCTTCTATAACTTCGGCATCAAAGTCGGGTATGTCTAATCCCCAATCTTGTAATTGATCTGCATCCCAATTATTTGCTAAGTCATTCCAATCCCATTCTCCATAGCCTACGTTGTCTTTTACTATAAACTCCTTTTGTTGCTGCTCGGTTAATTCACTTGCTTTTATGATTGGTATCTCTTTAAGTCCTGCTTCCTTACAAGCCTTTAATCTCATATTGCCACCAAGCACAACCATATCGTCATTTACTACGATAGGTCTAAGGTTTAGCATTTGGGGGAACTCGTTTATTGACTTTACAAGCTTTGCAAACTTATCGTCTTTGATTATCCTGGGATTGTTAGGGTTTGCTTTTACTGTGTTGATTGGTACGTTTTGTATCATAGTATGCCGTTAATTATATCGTTTGCTTCGTCTATTGCGTCTTCTTGGTCAAGGTAAGTATCTACGTCTGCTATGTGCTTATTAATTAAAGTTTCTGCCATTGCATAGGTGTAATGTCCTATCGTGGTCATATCATCTCCATTTTTACCCGTCTTACATACCGCAAGGAAGTAAGCTTTGTGCGTAAGGAGTAGCCATATAGCGTTTAGTTTTCTCATCTGCCTTGACCTCTATAAGCTTTTTCTCTTGGCGTGTGCTTGTTAAAGGACTTCTTTGCAGACCCTCGCTTCCTTTTGCCAAATTGAATTTTGTTACTATTTTCTTTAACTTTTGCCATCTATTAATTTATAATTTATATTATTAGCTAAAACTCTATTTCTAATTGTTGGTCTTGAAACATTTAAATATAATGCACAATCTGTAAATGATTCAAATATTTTATTTTCTGGAACATATAATACCTTCTTAGACATTGGGTGTTTCTCTCCGTGCCTACCTAATGCAGGTTTAACAATTTTATTTCTTTCTGATAAATAAGGTCTTTTTATACCTACATTAGTTATTCCTTTTGTACCCTTTTTAATAGCATTAATATGCTCTATTGTTAATTTTTTACCCTTATGGGCATCTGATATTTTTTTTGCTACTAATGGGTCTTTGCTTATAGCATAAGAAGGATTAGCTACTAAATTCATTCCATTCTCATTTATTTTATTATATGTTCCGAATAAAGATATATAAAATTTTTCCCATAATAACATTTCTTTATAAGGTATATTTCCTAAATCTATAATTAATTTATAAAAATTATCAAATCCATATTTCTTTATAGAATTAGTAACGTATCTATTATCATTACAATTTTTATACCCACCAAATCTTTTTTTAATATTACTTGTTGAGCCTACATAAGTCCTTCCCTCACTATGAGTTAGTAAGTCAAAAAAATACACATACTTATTCTCGTTACCTTTTGCCATAATTTTTTGCGTGTATGTCTTTTAGGAACTCTTTATATTGTTTTTTGTCTCCGTATTCTATGTGGCACTTCCTACAAAGCCCCATTAGGTTTTCTATTACATCTGCCTTTTTATTGCCACCCATACCCCTTGCCTCAATATGATGCACATCTACTGCCTGTGCGCCACACACTTCACAGGGGATAAAGTCCGTTGTTTTATAACCCATCCCCTGCAAATATATTTGCGTGTGTTTCTGCATAGTTTCCCCATTAAATTTTCCGTTGATTAATAATTAAAAAATTTAACTATGAGAAATTAGTTTACTATAAATATACTTTCTATCTAAATTTATCTCCTCAAAGTTATACTTCTTTTGGCAGAACTCAAATAGCTTTTGTCCGCTTTCCTTTCGCATATCCGCATCGCTTACTAAATCTTTGATGTGTTTGTACCAATCCTTCTGGCTTTTAACGTAATGCACGGGCATATCTAAGTAAGGATTGACGTGGCTAACAATAGCAGGGTTCTTTTTAGCAGCCGTTTCTAATACCTTTAAATTTGACTTCATAGCGTTGAACTTGTTATCTACTAAAGGAATAACTGAAATATCTGAGTCCGTATAAGCACCCATATATTCCGTAACTTTTGCATAGTTATAGATCGTAGGGTTAAGTTTAAGACCACAAGTAAAGGCATCTATCATTTTATCCCATATAGGCTTCTCCCCGTCATTGTAACCTGCTATTACAGTTCTAATATTCATACCTTGTAGCCTTTTGAACGGCTGCCTTAGTATTTCTAAATCTCTTTCGTGCGTTCCGCTACCGCTCCAAAATAATCTAACCTTGTAATCTTCGGTCTTGTTATCCTGAAACTGCTCTTGCCCGTAAGGTAATGCGTTTGGTAAGATGTGAACGTTCTTATTGTAAGGACTTATCTCACTTGCTAACCTTTCGTGTGTGCAAGTGCAAAGGTCTGCAACTTCTAAGTAATCGGTAATTAGTTTAGGTATGTTATTGTACTTATATCTTGAATATAACAAATGGCTTTCGCTAAGTTCCCAGTAATCGTCATTGTCTACTACTAATTTAAAGCCGTACTTAGTGCGCCAAGTGTCCATTTTTTTTGCATCAATCTCGTTAAGCATTCTATTCATTAACACAATATCCCAACCTTGTTCAAGTAGTTCGTCATTCAATACATCGGTAATAAGTGCGTACTCCTTTTCTAAGTGTACTATTGGCATCATTATTCGGTGCAATCCAACGCCTGAGTTAGCTGAAGTTATACAAAGTATTTTCATAAGTTTATATAATATGTTTTATTTCCATTTGTATAACCAGATACATTATTACTATGCAAACTCCAGGTCTTTTGTACTAATTCATTTTTATTGTAACCATAAGCATCAATGCTATTTTGCTCAATATGATTTGCGGTA